TAATGGAAAGGCCATGAATCTTCCGGAAGAATTTTTAGATCACATCAACAATCATGATAGTATGTCTTTGGAATGGACAAGAGTTATCTTGGCCGTTGTTGCTTTATGGATTGCGGGACTTTGGCTTGTATCAAAAAAATAAAAGGAGGACGTGTCATGAGGTTTCTACTCATAACATTATTTCTAGTTTTGTTCGCAAGCGTTCTCACGGTGGGGGAATAACATGACAGTTGGTGTAATGAGTAAAACACAGAACGGAGCAGGTCCGGATAAGAATCTTCCCTGTGGATGTCCGGATGATGAGAGTCCGGATAAGTTCTGGGACATGTGGTTTCAGCTTTCCGGAACCCCTTTGCAGATTGTAATTCGACAGTGCAATCGTTGTGGTAAAAATCTGGGAGGAAGGATGTCGGAGTCCTCACAGGAAGAAGAACCTCTAATTGTTCCGGCCTCGTCGGTGATCTAGTGAGGTCAACAGCCCTGACCAAACAGCAGGCAGTGTGGGTCAAGGAAGTTCTTTCAGGAAAAGATAGTACGTCTGCCGCCAGAATCGCCTACCCTAACCACGAAAACCCCCCAACTCAAGGGAATCTTAACAGGGAAAACCGCAAACTTAAACGCATTCTCAAGAAGTACAAGGATTGTGTATGGTTTCCAGGAATGCCGGAAAGACTGCTGGATTCCCTTAATGAATCCCTGATGGCAACCAAATGGATCAAGGTTGGTAGGGAAAATATAGAGATTCCGGATCAGAGTGCCAGAGGAAAAGCCAGAGATCAGATTATCAAGTTCCAGGAAATCTACAACATTGTCCAGGAAAACCCTTTAAATCAAGAAGATGCAGAGGGATCTCTTTCAGGGGATTACTGGGATATTCGTTTTAATCAGGAGAATGGAAGAGCTCCTTCCAATACAAAAGAATTAGAGAAATTCAAGAAAGATAATGGTCAGGAGTTCTCTGATTTCCAAATGTTTGTTGAGGATAAAGAAGTTGCTACAGGGTAGAGATCTAGAGATCGAAACTGCTTTAAGCAAGAAAAACCCCATCTATCATATCGAAAAACATGCGTGGATTAAGGATGCATCTGGAGTTGTGCGACCTCTGGATCAGCTTAAAATGGCTCAGAAGAAGCTTCTTGCCCTTTATTACTGGGCAAAGTCCAACAACCAGCCAGTAAGAATTATTATCCTGAAAGCCCGAAAGGAAGGGCTTAGTACCGTTTTGCAAATCCTAATGTACTACGAAGTCCTTGCAAGAGGAATCGATGCCGTTGTAATCGCTCACGATGATGGATCTACAAGGAAGATATTCGAAATTGCAGAGAGAGTACATACTCGATACCAGTTAGAGAAACCTGAACTTAGACGATCCAACGTCAAGGAAATAAAATTCAGGGATCGAGAGGGATCCATGAGTGTTCTAACTGCCGGGAATAAATATAGTGGAAGCGGTTTGACTCCGCAATTTTTACACTGCTCAGAAGCTTCTAAATGGAGACATGGGGCAGAAACAGCGACTAGTTTACTGCAATCAGTAGCAGATCTACCTGAGACAGCCGTCGTTATTGAGTGTACGGCCTGTGGCTTTGACACCCTGTATAAACCTATGTGGGATGCAGCCGCAGATAATTGCTCCATTCGCTGGGAAATCAATGATGAGGTTGGGGTTAAGCCTATCATTACCGTTGAAAACAGGGAGCACTGGAACGGGTTTCTTCCACTGTTTATCCCTTGGTATGAAGATCAGCAGTATCAAAAAGAATTCTCCTACGAAGGGGAAAGCAAGTGGTTTCAGGAATCGATGGATCGAGTTGAAGAAGAGAACATGGATAAGTTCGGGCTATCTCTTGAGCAGATGAATGCCTATCGATATCTTCTGAAAAATAAATGTCAGAACGACAAAAAGAAAAGATCACAGGAGTATCCGTATACACCGGATGAAGCATTCATACATAGCGGCAGACCAAGGTTTAACGTTGATATCATTACCTCTATGCCTACCGTAGACCCGCAGAGAGGGACGATTCTTCCCGCTGCGAGAATGAGCCGTCGCCTGCAATTCCATCCGGATTCTGGAGGAGATGTGTATATGTGGGCCAGACCCGTTCCCGGACATCAGTATGTTTGTGGCGTGGATACTTGCGAAGGTAAGATTCCGGACGGAAGAAGTGACCCCGATGCGAGTGTTTGTCAGATGTTTGACTATACTGCTGGAGGAATTCAGGTAGCAAAAATATACGGGCAGATCTCAGAAGAGCTACTGGTTGACCCCCTCCTTTTGTTTTTGGAGTACTACAATGGGGCCTATGCGGTCATCGAAAGCAACTCAACGGGTAAGCATGTTGCTATTGAAGTAGCTAATAAATACCCGGATTCCAGGCTATATCATCGAGATGACTGGGATCAGAAGGGTAGAAAGCTTAGAGAAGTAGGGCATAGGACGCATCACGGCAACAGATCCAGAGCAATTGGAAGGCTGGCAACCTATATGGAAAGCAGATCAATTGTTATAAAAGACGAGAAAACTTGCCATGAACTGGTTGGATTTCACATTACTTCCGGTGGACGAGCCGAAGCAACCATAGGTTATCATGATGATCATGTCAGTGCTTTGATGCTGGTTTGTATTGGGATCGACGTGTATCCACAGAATTTAAAAGCATACAGTCCGTATACTAAAACAGAAAATATTCCCCGATCATTTAGATACAGCAAACAGAGAGGGTCGGGAAAAACAACCCCTATTTATTGAAATGACAGTGGTTTGTGTTACATGTCAAAATAACCAAAAGGAGGAAACGTGGTTAAAAGAACTAAGAAATCTGCTAAGAAAAAGGTGGCTAAAAGATCAGTAAAAAAAGTTGCTGCCCCAGAAATTCAAGATTTCCAGTGTCCTGATACCAAGGAATCTTCTCTCGATCCAAGCTGTAGAGCTTCTACAGCTACTCTTTCATCCGAATCTGTCTCAAGGATAGATGGTCGATATGGATGGAGATGCGAGTGCGGTATGCCCTTTCGTGCTAAGATGAAATAGATTCCTGATGGAAAATCTAATAGCAGAACTTTCAATAAGCGGTTCAAGTCTATCCGATCTACACGAAGACCTTCGCCATAAAATGGAGTTGGCCGAATCTTTCAAGAAGCCCTGGACGTCATCTAACAGGGATTGGACGGACGCTTACTTCATGAATCCTGAAACAGAAGAGAAGATGGATCCGTGGCCCGGAGCTTCGAATCTTTACCTTCCTTTGATTCGAGTTGGGGTAGATGGTTTACTGGCACAGTTTCAGGATGCCATGTTCTCGAACTCTCCATTCATAAAAGTTCAGGCTGCCGAAGATCAGTTTGCCCAAGAAGCCGAAGATCTTACCCGTTACTACGGGGAATTCTTTTATACCAAGCAAATCCCATTTCGAAGAATAGGCGGAGATTATCTATGGGATGCTCTGGTTAGCGGAACAGCCGTAATGAAAGATCGTCTGAATACAGATCAGATGATGAGAAGAAGGCTGATATCTAAAATTATTACAAAAAGAGGGCGTCCTTCTGTTGCGGAACAGGCTGTAGGTCTGCTTGGAGATTTGATAAAAAAAGTATCCAAGGTGGAAAAGAAGCTTATCGAAGAGACTTTTATTGAGGAAAGCCGTCAGATTATTCTTGAGAATACTTCTCCGGAACAGATCTTTGTTCCTCCTTTTGCTGGTCCATCGATGCAATGGCCTGAGTGTCCTTGGTATTACGAGAAGCACTATCTGACCTGGAATCAACTGATGTCAAGAAAAAGGGCTGGTTATATTTTAGGAGATGAGGAAGAGCTCAAAAAGAACTTTGTCGAGCATCCGGCTACAGAACAACAGGAAGCTATCGCAGAGGCTTTAGAGTTTTCATCATCCAGAAATATGAAGACGATTGAGGTATGTGAGTTTTATATGAGACTGCCCATGCCAGCGGATGTTAAGTATAAGATTCGAGGAGAAGTCTACGAGAAACTGGACGATCCTCAGTCCCAAAAATTTCTGGACAAAGAAGGCTGGGAAGAAGAAGTCGTGGTCAGTTATCTTCCTCAAGCCAAGCACATTGCCAGAATTGTACCTCTGGATCGTATTCGGGCTGATGGCAAAAGACCACATGTGGATATGCGATATAACCGTATTCCTCGTACATGGTTCGGTGAGGGTGTTCCCGCCTCTACCTTGAACCTAAACAAAGCTGAGAACTCTTTTATTAATCAGATGGTGGATTATGGAACGCTACAAAATCTTCCTTGGCTATTGTTCCAACCATCATCACTGGGTGATATGCCAGAGAATATGTATCTGGAACCCGGAGCTCTAATTCCAGTAGCTGATGCTAGAGGGGTTCAAGCTCCTCGTTTTCAGGGAGATCCATCATTTTGGATTTCAGCAATTCAAATGATGAAAGGAGAGGGAGAAAGGCTTCTATCCGTTTCTGATTTTACTCGCGGAGTTTCTCCAACTCGACCCAATGCACCTGAAACTGCACGGGCAACTTTGGCGTTAATAGGGAGTTCTCAGGTTGCTTTTAACTGGAAAACTGCCGAGATGGCAGAATCCTTTATCGATATTTTTGAACACGTCCACGAGGATCATGCAACTAATATGAGAGGTCCGGTGAACTTTCGTTTCTTTAATCAACGAACACAGGTGTACGAATCCAGAACTCTGGAACCGACAGCCTTTAAGAGACCTGTGAACTTCTCTTTTATTCTGAATCCCTCTCGCCAGAGTGAACAACAGGTGAATCAAACTCTGTTTTCCATATTGGCCCAACCCATCATCGCTGCTGCTGGCGGAGATGTAGGAATGCAGGCCCTTCGACCTTTGGCAAAGGATCTTTGGGAGTCGCATGGTAAAGATAATTTCGATGAGGTTTGGCCTGTTCCTGTTGCTCAGACTGCACCAGTAGCACAGGAAGGTCAGATTCC